TTAGCTCGTGCTCGTGGTTATAAATTTTTTGATACTTATGCTCGTGATAGAGGAATGGATGAGCAAAGTTATGGTCAAGCCATTATGCAAGTAATTGATCCTAACGCTGATGAGCATAATATGGTACAATGCTTTAAAGATATAGAAGTGGGTAGAAATTTTCTTTTGTTTCTTTTAGATAAATATTCTGATAAAAAGGAATAACAAGGATAAAATATGGCAGTAACAGAAACAACAGCATTTAATTTAGATATTGGTGAAATCTGTGAAGAAGCGTTTGAAAGAGCTGGTCTTGAATTACGAACAGGTTATGATCTTAGAACAGCAAGAAGATCATTAGATTTGCTTTGTATTGAATGGCAAAACAGAGGTTTAAATTTATGGACAATAACAAAAGGAACTAAAGTATTAACACAGGGAACTTACCAATATACATTAGGTTCAGATGTTGTTGATCTTATAGAGTATACAATAAGAACAGATGATGGTGATGCAGATAGACAAAATGATATACCAATTACGAGAATCAGTAATTCTACTTATTCAACTCTTCCTAGTAAATTAACTCAAGGAAGACCTATTCAATTATGGATTGATAGACAAAGAGATGCACCAACATTAAACTTCTGGCCCGTTCCTGATGGTGCTAATACTTATACCTTTGTATATTATTATTTAAGAAGATTATATGATGTAGGAGATTCTGCTAGTTATAATGCAGATGTTCCTGTAAGATTTTTACCAGCTTTAATAGCAGGTCTAGCTTTTCATATCGCTATGAAAAAACCTGAATTACAGGATAGAGTTGTATTATTAAGAGATTATTATGTAGAACAATTTGATTTAGCTGCTCAAGAAGATAGAGTTAAAGCATCTTTTCAATTTGTTCCTTATAGTTATAGTTATGGTGAGTAATGCCTAAGTACGCAACAGGAAAACACGCTTTTGGATTTTGTGATCGAACAGGATTTAGATATAAGCTAAAAGATTTAAAACAAGAATTTGTTGGTGGTAATAAAACAGGTTTTATGGTTGGTAAAGATGTCTGGGATAAAGATCAAGGACAAAACTTTCAAGGAAGATATAAATTTATTGATGCACAAGCATTACCATTTGCAAGACCTGACGCAAATTTAGCAGAAAGCAGAAGATTGTTTGCATTTGATCCTGTTGGAGGAGGTAATGGTGGTGGCGGAGGAAATTTAATAATAACTGCCGATGTTGGTAGTGTTACAGTAAAAACGAGTTAAAAATGGCATGGACTTATACAACATTAACACAAGCAATTAAAGATTACGCTAATACTTCTGAAACAACATTTTCAAATAATATATCTAATTTTATTGAAAGTGCTGAAGATAGAATTTTAAGAACTTGTCAATTACCTGTCTTTAGAAGAAATGTAGAAGGTAGTATGTCCGCAGGTACTCAATACCTTACTACTCCAACTGATTTTTTAGCACCTTTTTCTTTGTCTGTTACAAGTAATAATAAGCAATCATTTTTATTATTAAAAGAAGTAGCTTTTTTAAGAGAAGCATACCCAGATGCATCAACTCAAGATGAACCTAAATACTATGCTTTATTTGATAACGATACATTTATGTTAGCTCCTACCCCAACAAATGGTTATACAACTGAGCTACATTATTTTTATAGACCTACCTCTATAACAGATACTGCTGATGGTAAATCATGGTTAGGAACTAATGCTCCTGAATGCCTTTTATATGGCAGTATGGTACAAGCTAATCTCTTTATAAAAGGTGAAGCTGAAATGCAACAGTTATATGAAGGACAGTACCAAGAAGCATTAACAAGATTAAGAAACGAATCAGCTGGTAAAAGTATGCAAGATAGCTATAGGTATGGTCAACCAAGACAAGAAGCAATATAAGGAGGTATAATGTCAATCACAGTAAATACAGAAATGTCTTTAGGAAATGTTATAGTTGATACAACAGAAAATTCAGGACATCCAATAGAATATTGGGCGGAAAAAGCAACACACAGAATCATACAATATTCAGATAATGTTGATCCTGTGTTGCAACAACAAGCAAAAGAGTTTAAAGATAATATATATACTGTTGTTCTTGAATATATGAATAAAGCTGTTCAATCTGACAGAACTACATTAGTATATACTTTAGAAAAAGAGGGTCACAAATGTGGCTCTGATATAATTAGGAGAATGTAATGGCAATTACACAAGCAATGACCACATCTTTTAAAAAACAATTATTAGAAGCTGGGCATAATTTTAAAACAAGCGGTGCAGGTGGTAATGCGTTTAATATAGCTTTATACACAAGTTCAGCTAGTTTAGATGCTACTACAGCAGCATATACTACATCTAATGAAGCAAGTGGAACAGGTTATACTGCTAAAGGTAAACTTCTTACAAATGTAACACCTACAACAGGTGGCACAACTGCTTTTGTTGATTTTGATAATGTTACATGGAGTAGTTCAACAATTACAGCAAGAGGTGCATTAATCTTTAATGACACAAATTCAGATACTTCTGTTGCAGTTTTAGATTTTGGTGCTGACAAAAGTTCAACGAGTGGAGATTTTACAATTCAATTCCCTACTCCTGACGCAACAAATGCTATAATCAGAATAGTCTAATTTTAATAAGGTAGTTAGATATGGCTCTCAAATTTTTTGATAGAACCAAACAAGATGCCACAACTACTGGAACAGGAACTTTTACTTTAGCAACAAGTGCCTCTACAGGTGGCTTTAGAACATTTGCATCAGTTCATACTACTGGTGACGAAGTTTTTTATTGTGCTGTAGATAATGTAAATAACACTTTTGAAGTTGGACAAGGAACATTAACTTCAGGAAGTCCTAGTTGGACATTAACTCGTGATACAATCAAAAGCTCTTCTAATTCAAACAATGCAGTTAACTTTGCTGCTGCTCCTGAAATATTTTCTACTTATCCTGCGGCAAACGCAGCTTTTTCTGATACATCGCTTGCAAGTAATGTTGTTCAAACTGATGATGTTTTTACAGAAACATTGACAGCTAACAAAGCTCTTAGTGGACAATTTAAAGGAACATTACAATTTAATAAGGCATTTTTTACTTCTACAGATTATACAATTACATCAGGTCGCACATTAACTGTTACTGATAGTGCTGATTTATATGCTGTTGATATAGCCTCTGGAACAGTTATGGATAGAACAGCAGATTTTACAGATGATGTAACTATTTCTGCTAACACTATGTTTTCACCAGGAATTAATGCTTACGCTACTGTAACAGTAGCAAATGGTATAACAGCAACTGTTTCTCCTGTAGGTACAACTTTTGTAAATAATGGTGCAGGGATATCAACAGGCGGTCCAATATCATGGAAACTACCTACTGTCGATGGTAGTGCTGATGCAAATATTACAACAGATGGAAAAGGTGGTTTTAAAGTAGCAGGGTCTTCAAGTGGAGTAGCAACATTAACTCCTAAATCTGAAACTCTTATTTATGTTGGTGATTTTAATAATTATAAACCAGACGCTAATAAAAATTATGTAGAATTTATTGTTCCAGATTCTGTAGCTACTAATGCTTCAGATATAGAATCATTTAGAATAGTAATGGACTTTCTGTCCTTTAGAAATGGAACTAATGGTACAAATACATGGATACATTTACAACCAATGAAATCGGCAGGAAATAGGATTGAATTAGGTACTGCTAATTGGATGTGGAAAACTAAAATGTGGTATAATAGTTCAACTGGTTGGAATTATCGAGCAATAAGTACAGGTGCAAACGCTAACGAAGGTCAATGGAGTCCAAGTGGAGGAACTTATTATGGAAAAGATTATGGATTACAGATAGTTGGTGATAACAATTATGGTACAGGTAGTGATTACTCTGTACTTACAGAACAACCTTTCACTAGCAACGAACCAGGATCACAATGGTATTCTGGTTATACAGGACAAATAGATATTTACAATCAAATTTATGCACCTAGAGTTAGATTTGATCTAACGCAGATGATGGCTAATACTAGTAGTGCTATAGATTATACAAGTGTCGCTAAAGGGATGGCTTTTCAGACTGCAAACTCACAATCTTCTACTGCTACAATTACAGGGCAACACGCTAAAGGATATAGAATGTGGTTTCTTCCTTATACTTATTCTTATTTATCTAATTGGGGTATAGCTGGAGGAAGAATTGAAGTTTATGCGAAGACTAAACAAAGCCAATCTGAAATAACATTAGGACAAGCAGCTAGTTAGAAATTGCAAAGAAATTAAATATATAGTAAAAAGGTAATATTATGGCATCATTAATAAAAACAAATAAGATAAGTACACCAGGTGGCGAAGAGTTTACTCTTCCAACTACATATCCTGGTACTACTTCCTCTTTGACTTCTACAAGTGGTGGTCAATTAGGATATGGCTCATTAGGATTTAGTTCAGATGTTTTGTCATCAGATAACAAAGTAATTAATACTAATGCTGGTACTTTTTTTGAATCAAGTGTTCAAAGTGGTTCTTTAGTAGATAAAGCAAGAATAAAAAATGACAGCACAGCTACTGCTGTTACATTAGATATTGTTCCGTCACTCAGAACAGGTCAAGTTGCAGCAAATGTACAATTTGTTACACTTCATTTTTGTGGTGTTTGTTTTTCTGATAGTGGTTTTAGACCAACTATTCAATTATTAGATTCAGACAATAATAATGTAATAAGTAACAGTAATGCAAACCAAGCAATGAGATCGTATCATAATTCTGGGGGTAGTTTTAGTAATCAAAGTAAAGACCCAAATGTGGCTTATATGCCTTTACTTTACAATGAAAGTTACAGACCTACTGGAGCAAGTGCAGCTTCAGAATTATTTAATCAAACTGCTTTAAGAAATGGTACTGCTATGATGAATGGTTATGTTTCAATGATGATAATAAGTAGTGATGCAAATTCTGATACTGATACAAGCGGCAGTAGATTTGGTGCAGGTGGTTTAATTTTATCTAAAAATAATTTTGCGTTTAGATACGAGAGCAGTTATTCTTCTAGCAGTAGTAATTCTATAATAGGTTCATATGGTAAATATGTATCAAAACAACAAACTTTAAATAATCCTACAAAAATTAAATTCTATACTCATACAGGAACTACTGTAATGAATGAAGGATTATTTTGGACAGAAACAATTATGAACCCAGGAAAAACAACATAGGTGTAAAATGGCAGTAAGAACAGAAAAAATACAATCATTAACAGGATCAGCTCCTTTAACATTACCTAAAACTTTACCTTCAAGTTCTAAAGGTGTGCAAGTAAGCACAACAGGTGTTATATCATCACCTGATGTAACAAATACTTTATCACATAAGACTTCAAGTATTGGTAGTGATCCTGGGTGGGTTTTATTAGATCATATAGAAGTTGATGAAGGAGAAACAATGAAAGTTGTAAATTCCAGCACAACTTATCCTGCTTCTGATATTTATTGTTATGAAGTTCATTTTAATATAATTTCTAATTATAATAATAATGGTTCTGAAATACGCTTTAGTCCACTTAGAAGTGGCACTAGAAGTCCTAATGGAAATGGTAGATCAGGAGTACGAACTTATTATTCTACAGGTAGTGGTATGGAAGCAACTACAGGTGATGTAGGTGGAAGTGGAACAGGATCAGCTAATAGTAATTATGAATTTTTTCAAGGTATAAAAATGGAAGGAATGAGTAATCCTGGTCTTTCTTCATATAGTATGGCATTCGATAAAGATACAGCACCACTTGGTGGTACTTATGGAGGAGACGGAGGACTTAATGGAAGTTTTAGGTATTACAATGGAAGTGGGTATGCAGGTACAATAACCTCTGATACTGGTACATTTGGAAGAAGAAGTCATGGAAACAGTTACAATGATTGGAGATTAGGCGAGACTCATTTTGCTATGCCTCGTGGAAACAGTCCTACACATACAGGCAAAGTAAATGGTTTTGAATGTTGGAATCAGAATGGTGGACCTGGTGGTAATTCAAGTTATACAATAATGGGATTTATGCAATTATACGGAATGCCTAAAACAACTTCTTAAAGGAATAAAAATATGTCAACATTAGCAACAAATAAACTAGGAACATTAAGTGGCTCTGCTGATATGTCTTTGCCGTCATCAAGACCAGACAGCACAAAAGGAGCTTTTCTTGATGCATCAGGTAATTTAACTTTTGGTGAGGCAGGTGTAACCAATGTACCTCTTCTAGTTACAGACGATGATGGAAAAGTTGGTAAAGTTTTAATTGATAATGTTTGTTCAACAGGTGTAAACATTACAGAAGAATCATCAGCAGTAGCATATAACACTAATGATGGGTACTATGGTTATTCTGTAGGCATCCATAATGCACCTGATGCTATAAAATCAAATTATTTAGCTGATGGCAATGTAAGGGCAATAGAAATTGATTTTATGGCTTATGTAAATGGAAATAGTTTAGTTCCATCAAATGGAATGTGGTATCTGGCTTTAGATTCAACGGGATCAAGATTATGGACACAAACCCAAGATGGTGGTTCGAGAGGTCATACATATGAGAATCCTGATTCAGGTGGCTCTATGTATTCGACAGGAAGCTCATCTTATAGCCAACCAAATAATACCTCAACAAATGATGATTGGAACAAAACATATTCAGGTTATGGTCAAGGTTGTGGCATTCAAGGAAAAGTATTAATTAATTGTGGAGTAAGTAGTACTTATCAAACATTTAATAGTTCTATAGTATGGAGAAATAATTATACTTCAGGAGATATGTATCCTATAAATAATTCAGGTTTTGTAGCTTATACAACAAGTGGAAGTCAAAATACTGGAAGAGCTCAAACCAATAATGCTTATAATGCTCCCTGGGCATCACAAGGTGGATGTTTATTTTCAGGTGGATATAGTGGTAAATATAATGTTGATTATTTTTCAGCAGTAGCTTACGCATACATTAAACCAACAGAAGTTGTGTAAAGGAGGAACAAATGGCAAAACCATCAGCAGAAACTTTAGAAAGAGGCGTTATTAACGAAAAAAACCATGAAACAGGACAAAGAGAAAATAGACCTGAAACAGATACAGAATTAGCTCAAAGACAATCTGATTATGATAATTGGTTAGAAAATTATTACATTAATAAAGCTAACCATATTCAATCTGTAGGAGATGCAATAGTTCCTGCAACAGATTGGACTCAACTTTTAGACAGTAATTTAACAGATGAATCTGTTGCAGAGTTTGCTGCTTACAGAAAACAATTAAAAGAATTAAGTAAAGATTTGTTAAAAGAAGACAGCACACCAACTGATGCAAATGATGATCGTTGGGATTTAGATTATGATGTTGACGCTAACTTACCCACAGAACCAACACCTGTATATAAACCAGAAGAATAGGAGTAAAGCCAAATACTCGTATTTTCTTAAATAATAGGATAATATAATAACATGGCATTTGGTTTTACTACATTTTCACAAGACAGCTTTTCTTCTTCAGGAGATACAAGTATATCTATTGTTGTGTCTGCGACAGGTGTTGCAGGTACAGGACAAATAGGTAATGCTCATGCAGGTCAATTTGTAACAGTATTACCAACAGGCGTTCAAGGTCAAGCACAAGTAGGAAATCTTGGGTTATTTGCAACAGGCGTTTATGGCACAATTTCTCTTGGTCCTTATTCTATTGCTACTGAAAGCAATGTCACTATTATATTAGAAACTCCTGTAACAGGAACAACTCATCTTGGGAATGAAACTCTTAGCTTAGATTGCGTTTTAACTATGACAGGAGTACAAGCTAATGCTTCTGTTAATTCTGTTGGATTTAAAATAGATGTTAGCACTAGCGTAACAGGAGTAACGGGAAATACTTCTTTAGGTTCAGGTTCTACAGTACATACAGGAGTTACATCCTTCCCATCAGGAGTATCGACATCAACAGCAATAGGAACTGTTGGTATATCATTAAGTGCAGATGTTGATGTTACAGGAGTTTATGCTTCAGTATCTACATCAAATGTGTTAGTTTGGAGTGAAATTGATACAAGTCAACCGCCTCCTGCACCAAATTGGGTAGAAATAGCGGCTTAATAAGGAAAGAAAATGGCTACATTTAGTAATTTAGGAATAAAGTTAATAGCTCAAGGAGATGAAGCAGGTACATGGGGTACAACTACAAACACTAATTTAGATATTGTTGATGAGACATTTCAATATAATTCAAAAAATTTTACTACTGACGCAAATTTAACAATAACAGTAGTTGATGGAACTACAGGTTCTTCAGGTTCTCCTAGTGGTCGTGAACAAATACTAGAATTTACTGACACAGGAACTGTTTTAACAACAACAAGAAGCGTTATAATTCAACCATCTACATTGAAAAAAATGTGGTTAATAAAAAACTCAACAGCTAAAAGTCTTGTAATAAAAATGTCTAATGGTGATTCAGGCATTACTATAGCATCAGGTAAAGACGCACTTTTATATTCAACAGGTGCAGGAGCTATGAAACAATCCGAATCAGCTTCGCCAGGTGTTACTCAGGTTACAGGAACTGCCAATCAAATAGTAACAAGTGCTACAACAGGAAATGTTGGTTTAACTTTAGACACCAGCATTATGAGAAAAATAGCATCAGGAAATGCTGCAACAGGTACTGTTACTAATAATTTTTATAATGCAACTAATTATAATAGATATAGGTTTACAGGTGCATTACAGGTTAATACATCTTCTGCGGGAAACCTTAGTATTCAACCAATAACAACTGGCAATGCTACAACTGTAGGAAATTTTTTAGGATCAGGAATGAGTACCAATTTAGGTAGTAATTCTTTACCGCAATCTCAATTAACTAATGGTGTTGCATCTTTATGGACAATACCTTTAAGTGGTGTTGGCTCATCGAATCAACAAGATATTTGGTGGGATATTAATTTACAAAGAGACCCTACATATCAATCAGGAAATGGATACCCTTATTATGGGTATGGTAAAGTTTATTCAAGATCAGGTAAAGATGCTGATAAATCATATGTAGCAGACATTTCAATGGGGGCTACTAATAATGGATCGTGGAATACATTTGGTGGATTAAGATTTGTGACACCTGCTAATGTAATATCGGGTCATTATTTAATAGAAGCTAGTAGTTAATAGGAATTAAAATGGCAAAAACAACTGTTGCAGATGTGGATAAAAAAGTTGCAGTAATAGAACAACAGTTAATAGACCATGTAAGATCATGTGAGCAATTGGCAGAAGAAACTTTAACTAGAGTAAAAAGATTAGAATATTTTATAATAGCAACTTTATTTTCTGTTCTTAGTGGAACAGTTTTAGTAGTAGTTCAAGTTATTTCAAGAACTTTAAATTAGGAGAAAATATGTTTAATGAAATTTTAGAAACAATCAAATCAAATTTAGGAACACTCGTAGAATGGACTAAAGAACCACAAATATCTTTAGCTATTTCTTGGAGTTTATTAGTTATAGGATATTTTTTATCATCTATAAGCCTCTTTATTATAGCTCTAGCTTTAGGCGGATACGGAGTTTATTTAATAACTAAGGGTTAATTATGCTATCACTTTTCGGCAGTTTACTCGGCTTTGGAACTTCTTTCCTTCCCTCAATATTATCGTTCTTTGAACAAGGACAGAAAAATCGTCACCAATTAAAGTTATTGGATGCACAGGCAAAACACGCTGAAGTTCTTAGTAAATTAAAAGTAGAAGAACTTGATGCACAAGCTGATGTATCTGAAGCTGAAAATATATATAAACACGCAACTGAATTAGCAAAAGCTAATAAGAGCACTTTTATATCTGCATTACAGGCATCTGTTAGACCTGTGGTTACATACTTCTTTTTTATACTGTTTGGTATTATTAAGGGATTAGCAGTTTATGTTGCTGTAATAGAAGGAGATGATGTAAGCCAAGCTATATTGAATAGCTGGGATGAGGAATCGAAAATTTTATTTTCGACCATAATTTCGTTCTGGTTTGGTCAAAGAGGAATGAAATCTATAAGGAAATCAATGAGTAAATAATGCCGTATGCTGATATCACACCACCGCCAGGATTAAATAAAATAGGTTCTCGTTATACCGCAAGAAACCAATGGTTTAATGGAAACTTAGTTCGTTTTTTTAATGGTGTTCCTGAAAAATTAGGAGGTTGGACAAATTGGATAACTCTTTCTACAGGAGCTTTTGATAATTCTAGTGTTCGTTCTTTATATCTTTATAGAGCTAATGATAATACTAGATATACAGGAATAGGAACTACCTCAAGATATGCAATAGTTGAAGGAACTGTTCCATCAGATATTACACCTGTTACAGCTTTAGTTTTTGGTAATAATCCTATTGCATCTACTAATACTCAAAATACATATACATTTACTACAACAACTCCACATGGTTTATCATCAGGTGATTTAGTTAAATTATCAGGTATTACAGGAACTATAGGTGGTCAAAATTTAACTTATTTTAATAGCGATGCAACTGATTCGTTTAGTACAATAGAGGTTACATCTACACCATCCACAACAACATTTAAGTTAACAGGTAATGTAACGGCAAATGCTACAACAGCAGGTGGTGGAGCTTCTGTTACAGGTTATGCATATTTAGATGTTGGTTCAAATAGTTATAGTGCAGGTACAGGATGGGGAGCAGGTGATTGGGGTGGATTAATAGATAATACAGCATGGGGCAGTACAGCTGCTATAGATTATAAAAATCAATTAAGATTGTGGTCTGAAGATAATTTTGGAGATGATTTAATTATTAATCCTAGAGGAGGACCAATTTATTATTGGGATAAATCAGGTGGAACTTCTAACAGAGCGGAATTAATATCAACAAAGTCACAAACAATGCCTCCAATTATATCTACTGATATAGCCAGTACAACATCATCTGGAACTGTTTCATCTACCGCAACAACAATAAATGTTGCCTCTACTGATGGTTTTTATTTAGCTAATGGATACCTACTTATAGGTAGTGAGGTTATTTATTATGCTAATACTACAGCTACAGCATTTACAGGATGTGTTAGAGGAAAAAATAATACTAAAGCAGCTACTTATAATAGCGGCGTTACTATTAAACAATATGAATCACAAGCACCTTTTTTCTCTTTACAGGTATTAACAAGTGACCAAGATGGTCATGTTATATCTTTTGGTTGTAATCCATATTTACAAGACGATATTAATCCTATGCATATTAGATGGTCAGATACTCAAAATGCTATAGATTGGACACCTCGTGCAACTAATTCAGCAGGTGGTGTTGATTTAAGTAGTGGTTCAGAAATAGTAGGAGCTCTATCTGGAAGACAAGAAATATTAATTTGGACAGATAAAGCAATGTATTCAATGAGATATATTGGGGGAGAGCTAGTATTTAGCTTTACAGAAATACAAGATGGAATAACAATGATATCTCCAAAAGCTGCTTCAAATGCAGGTTCAAGTACATATTTTATGGGAGAGAGAGGTTTCTATAAATATACAGGTGCTGTAGAACCTATTCCATGCCCTGTTCAAAATTATATATTTGATGATTTAGATGTAAGTGAACAACAAAAAATATTTAGTGTTGCAAATCCTAGATATAATGAAGTCTGGTGGTTTTATCCAAGCAATGAAATGAATAGTACATATGCGGGTAGTGGAACTGCTAATCCTGATTTAGTTCAATCTGCTGATATGTCAGACCCAACAAGATGTGTAATATATAATTATGTTGAAAATACTTGGACATTATCTGATATGTGGCGTTCAGCAGGAGCTACTGCATATGAAGAAGATTATATGTTATTAGCTCAACAATTTGATACAAATAACATATTTTTAGTTAAACAAGATGATGGAGATAGGGCAAATAGTTTATATGCTGACCCATTTGGTACTGAGTTTACATCTTACATAGAAAGTGGCTCAATACCAATAGGAGATGGAGATCAGTTTATAGCTTTAAAATCTTTAATACATGATATGGAAATAGGTGGTCTTTCTAATGTTAGTGCAAAATTATCAGTTGCTAATTATCCAAGCGAATCACCTACTGCTTCTTCTACTAATAATGTAACAAATTCTACAACAAAAGTAGATGTTCGTGCAAGAGGTAGGTCAGCTATATTAAGATATGAACATACTGATCAAGACTCGTTTTTTAAATTATATGGCATTAGAGCTGATATGCATCCAGATGGAAAAAGATAATGGCAAGACAACCTTTAAGACCAGCACAACAAGATTATAATAGAATAGATGAGAATTTATTTCGTGAACAAATAACAAATTTTATTAATGATGTTGATAATAGAATTACTGAAATTGAAAATATTAAAACAACAACAAGTGCCAAAAGTGTAAGAAGAATGCAACTTTTACTACTTGGTGCACCAAAGTGGACAAATTAAATGGCAGATACTTTTAAAGTTTTAGCTCAGTTAAATCCTAGTGCGGCAACAGCAACAACACTCTATACTGTGCCTAGAAGAGAAGGAACGGGAGTTAATACTCAGTATCCTGCTCAGACTACTATAAGTTCACTTGTAGTATGTAATAGGAATGGATCAACAGCAGATACATTTAGAGTTAGAATAAAAGTAAAAAATGCTAGTGACGATAACAAACAATTTATATATTATGATAAAAGTGTTAATGCTAAAGATACACTTGCGGCTGTTATAGGAATTACTTTAAGTGAGTCTGATGTAATAGAAGTATATGCTACTAATGGCACTTTAAGTTTTAACTTATTTGGAGTAGAAACAACATAATGAATAAAAAATTACCTTATAAGGATTTAGCAGACACAGTAGCAAGTCGAGGTCGTTATGGCGATACTACTCTTATCCATGTAAATCCAATTGAAGTTGAAGGATTGGCAAGTCTTATGCCTTTAACAAGAAATCCAGATACAGGATATCCTGAAGCATTCTTACCATTATTAGCACCTTTCTTAGGTACAGCATTAGGATCAGCTTTGGGAGCAGGAGCGGGTCTTTCAGGTTTAGCTTTAACTGCGGCAGGAGCAGGTGGGTCAGCTCTAGCAACAACAGCAGTTACAGGTAGTGTTGAAGAAGGTTTATTAGCAGGTCTTACAGGATTTGGTTTAGGAAGTGCAATGCAAGGAGCACAAGGTCTTACCACAGCAAAAGATGCGTTAGCTAATCCAAATGTAATATCTCCAGAAGCTGTTACTAAATTAGGAGAAAAAGGTGTAGGTACACTTACAAATCAACTAGCTAGTATAAATCCAGCAGATATTGTTAGTGCTCAAGGACCAACTCTTACTGGAGCTCCTTTGGATAAATTAGGAATCGAAGGTGTTAAAGGTGCTGGTATAACGGCAGATTTAGCAAATGCAGGTGTTGATACACAAGTAGCATTAGGACAATTAAAAAACTCTACTCCTATGGGTGATGTATTATCTACAGGAGAAGGATGGAAAACATTAGGCTCAAACTTAATGAAGCCAACGAATTTAGTTCCTACAGCTGCAGGACTAGGTGGAATTGCAGTAGAGGAAGATAGAAAAGCATTTGAACAAGCTAATCAGTTTGCAAAAGATGAAAGAGTAAGAAAAAGAGAACAAGCATTAAGAGATTATCAAGAACAAATTCCTGGCGTTTCAACTCTACCAACACCAGGTTATGCACCAGGTCTTAATAATAGTTATGCTCAATCATCAGGTTCAGGTATAGGTATGGGAAATATATTTGGAGCAGAAGGCGGTAGAGTAAAAAGAATGAGATTTAAAAATGGTGGAGATTTTTCTGATCTTGGGATTACATATAATGAAGATGGCACAATAAATGTTAATGGAAATACTGTAAATACAGATGGCTCAACTGTAAATACAGGGGGTTCAACTGTAAATACAGATGGCTCAACTGTAAATACAGGACCAACAACAACAGCAGATGTTGCAACACCACCTAATGCTCCACCTTCATCAGATTGGTTAATGACTCCTGCTTATGACCCTTATAGTGGAACAGGAACTAGAGGAAGAGGGTTAGCACCCACACCTCTTAATTATATGGCAGGATTTATGCCAGAATATCAATATGTTACAAACATACAACCTACAGCAACATCATTAGGTGCACTTGGGGCAGGAGTAGGAGCAGGAGGTTCTTATCAGACTCCTTTCGGCACTATAGAAGTACCTACAACTGAAGGTAATGTAAGCGTAGCTCAAGAAGACCCATCTGAATATGTTGGAGGAAGTGCATATAATGAATATCTTTTAGGTAATCAAGCAAAAGGTATGCCTTCTTATTTAGATTCATATTTACAAAATCAACCTTATTATCAGTATCAAGATCAAGTATTAAATGATATTTGGGGTGGAGGAGGATATGGTACACCAGACTTTATGGGTTATGATCCATATGGTGGTTCACCTATTATGCCTCAACCTGTTAATCCTGTTAATCCATTACAATCAGAAGTTGATTCATTAAATTCAAGAATAAATGATTTACTTTCTCAAATAGAAGGTAAAGATTCAACAATAGCTCAAGAATTAGCTACAGATCAAGCATCAAGATTTGGTTCACCTACACCTGATCCAAAATCAGATTTAATTGTGCAAGAGGGGGATAATGCAGGTAAATTAAATGTTGAAAGTGATATATTTGATTATTTATCACCAACACAAAAACAACAATATTCAGAATATAATTATTTAGATAAATATTTACATGACTTAAATACATATGGTGCAGCAACAGCAAACGATAACTTTGCAATATATGTTACTGATACAGCAAATGCTCAAACAGATTATACACCAGGCTCTCTTACAGGAGGTACAACAGAAGGTGTTGATTTATCAGGATTACCAACAATTGATCCAAATACAGGAAATACATATTTATATACAGTAGTTGATGGAAAAGTAAGACAAGCTCAACTAAGCCCTGGTGGTTTATATTCTGTTCAAGGAGAATATGAAATTGGTGATGATGGTAAACCTGTTATAGATTCTTTAACAGCATTTGATCAATCACAAATAAATACAAAAACATATACTGATCCTTTTGAGATGATTAATAATGTGCCAGCTTTATCACAAACAGAAAGTGGGTTAGGCGGTAAAAAAGTTTATAATGCTGTAGATAATAATGATGGAACATTTACATATACATTAATAGATGAAAACGGCAATTTTACTGATGTAAGTTATGATAATCAAGGAAATCCTGTAGGTTATGCAGGTGGAAGAGTTGGATATGCAAATGGCGGAAGAGTTAGATATGCAGAAGGAAGAGATGTAGAAATATCTACATTAGAAGATTATATGCAACCACTACCTTTTAGTCCTGCTGATAGATTTGTAGGTTCTGATACACTTGACCCATCAAAATTTGATGCTTCTTTAGATACTAATATTGATCCAAATATAGAAGTAGACCAAGTAGAAACATT